GGGATTAGGGGGAAGGGGTGCCCCTAATCCCTTTGCGGGCGCAAGGATCAAAGGGCGGTTCCAGGCGAGCGCCAACATGCGCTCGACAGTCGCCAACGTGGGGGCTGCTATCACGAAGTGGATGGTAGGTGTCAGGACGTCACGAAACAACACCACACGTCGGAAATGGTGCAGAACCACCGCGGCGAGTGGCGGTGCGTTGACGTTGGTGCTCGAAACGGCGACACTGACGCCTCAATGGGTGGATGGCACGGCCGCGAGGTCAACAGAGCCGCCTGGGAGGAGCTGCGCCGCCGTGTGCTCACGGAGGCCGGGCATCGCTGCCAGATCGGCATAGAGGGTGTCTGCACCGGCCGCGCTCAATCGGTCGACCACATCCGTCCGGTGGCCGAAGGTGGTGCCATCCTCGACCGCAACAACTGCCGTGCGGCGTGCAACGCGTGTAACTCGTACCTCGGCGTGCGCCTCGGGGCCAAGCGCCTCTCGATGAAGCAGAACAAGTGGAGCCGAGCATGGTGACAAAGTGGAACAAGACCGTCGAGCAAGCACTCGACGAGATGCTGGCGAACGTCACGCTGCCCTACGAGGCGCAGCCGGTGATCGCTCTCGCCTACGAGACGGCCAGGCGGCTCGACCGCACCGGCACGCTCGAAGGGTATTCGCCGGTCGCCAACGCGATGCTGAAACAGATTCAGGCGCTCACGCAGTGGATCACGCCGCCAGCGATCATCGAGGAAGATCCGTTTGACGCACTCGCTCGTGCGCTGGCGGGTGGCGACAATGGCGCAGCGTGAGTCCGTGCTGACGAAGCGCCCACCGGCACCCGCACGCTTCGCCACGCCCCGCACAGACCGCCCCACGGCGGGCGACGAGTGCGTCAGGATCGCCGAGCGACTGAACGTGCCGTTGATGCCGTGGCAGCGCCAGGTGCTCGACGTCGGCCTCGAATACGAGCCAGACCCCGACTACCCGACCGGCCGACGGTTCATCTATCGCGAGATCGACTTCGGCACGCCACGCCAGTCAGGCAAGTCGGTGCTCACGCTCGTCAAGAGTCTGCACCGCATGGTGATGTGCGGGCCGGGCCAGCGGTCGGTCTACTCGATGCAGTCGGGCGCTGCGGCGACCAAGAAACTGCTCAACGATTGGGTGCCGATGATCGAGGACAGCCAGTTCTCGGCCGCTCTGACGAACGTGCGCCGAGCGTCTGGCTCCGAGCAGTTGACGTTCCGCAATCGGTCGATGCTGCTGGTGCTCTCGAACAAGTCGACGGCCGGTCACGGCATGACGCTCGACGAGGCGATCCTCGACGAAGTGTTCGCCGACGTCGATGACCGGCGCGAGCAGGCGGTGTTCCCGGCGATGTTGACGCGAGCTAACGCTCAGGCGCTCATCACGTCGACCGCGGGCACCGACGCCTCGCTCTACTGGCGGCGCAAGGTCGACATCGGCCGCGAGATCGCCCTCGGTGGCGGCACCGACGACATCTGCTACTTCGAGTGGTCAGCGCCCGACGAGGCCGACGCTTACGACGAGGAAACGTGGTGGGGCTGTATGCCAGCCCTCGGCTTCACGCAGTCGCTGAAGATCGTGCGCCATCTCGCTAAGACGATGCGCGAGGACGAGTTCCGGCGCTCGATGCTGAACCAGTGGACGCGAACCGACGCTTCGATCATCGACTGGGGAGCGTGGGTCGAGTGTCGTTCCGCTCACGGCGCGATCGCTGGCGACATCGTCCTCTCGGCTGACATGAACGAGGATCGCACGGCGACGACGATCACCGCCGCGTCGCTCGGCGCTGACGGCCTCGTCGATCTCGAAGTGATCGAGCGCAACGAAGGCATGTCGTGGATCGTGCCGAGGCTCGACGACCTCCGCAACCGCCACCTGCCGCGCACGATCCTCGTCGACGGTGCTGGGCCGATCGGGGCGCTGATTCCCGAAATGGAGAGGATGGGCCTACCCATCACGATCGTCAGCGGTGTCGAGATGCCACGAGCCTGTGGGGCCTTCTACGACGCCGTCATGGCCCGCAAGTTGCGCGTCCGGCAGAGCGACATGCTCGACGACGCAGTCGCCGGGGCCTCCAAGCGCATCCGCGGCGACGCCTTCGTGTGGCGACGTTCGACTCCCACGTCTGACATCAGCCCGATCGTCGGTGCCACACTGGCAGCGTGGGGCATCCTGGGCAATCCGAATCATGGCGCGTTGTGGCTCTACTGAGACGCACGTTTCGCCGTATCACACTCGCTGGTCAGCGGGTGGGGATACTGTTGCAGTTGGCCGGTCTGGCGCTCCTCACGGTTGCTGCCAGCATGGTCGATGGCGCGTTCGGGGTAGCTACGGCAGGTGTCTCCGTGCTGATCGTCGGCGTCATGGTCGAGATGGACGACGGAGGCGCTGGCGATCAGCAGAACGACATGGAGGATGACTGATGCGAGGACTCGGGAGACTGGTGGAGCGGGCGTTCCCTGCCGCTCCCTTCTCGTCGTCGGCCGCCAGTCCCAACGGGTTCGGTGCTCTGCCGACGGTGGCGGGCAGCTACGTCCCTGCGAACTACATCGGCGGCTCAGCGGGCGCTGTGGCGGCCCCTGACCTCCCTGGGATGATGTTTCCGACCGGAGCCTTCGACGGCACCACCGAGTCGCCGACGCTGACCCTGAGCGCCGCCTGGCGTTGCACGCACATCCTCTCCGACGGCATCGGCGCGTTGGAGATGTACGCGTTCGACGACGAGGCCGACGACCGGCGCATCACGACGCCGAAGGTGCTTGCCGATCCGTGGCCCGCGATCTCGCCGGTCGAGTGGCGGGCGATGGTCGTCGCTTCGCTCGTGCTGCACGGCAACGCCTACCTGCTGCCCTACGACTCCGATCCACGCACCGGCTACCCGCGCCAGGTGCCGATCGTCCACCCCGACAGGATGCACGTCGAGCTGGTGCGCGGCAGGCCCGTCTACTGGCTCGACGAGAACCGCCAGAGCGCCCTCGACGTGCTGCACATCCGCGGCTACACGCCACCCGGCCACGTCCAAGGCGTCGGCGTCGTCGAGTCGCAGCGTCGCGGTATCCGCTTGGCGCTCTCGATCGACCAGTACCAGCTCGGCAACCTCGAACAGTCGTCGGTGCCGCCCGTTGTGATCCGAGTCAACCGGCCCGAGATCAGCGAGGATCAGGCGTTCGACATCCAGTCGCGCTGGATCGCCCGCCACGGCTTCGGCAACCGCGCTCCTGCCGTGCTGCCGACGTCGCTGGAAGTGACGCCGCTGGCGTGGTCGCCTGAGGACACGCAGTTCTTGGAGAGCAAGCAGTTCTCTGCCGTCGAGGTCTGCTGGTGGTTCGGCATCGACCCCCGCCTGCTGACGTTGGCGGCCAGCGCGCAGTCGCTGACGTACTCGAATATCGAGTCCACCTACGTCGACTTGCAGCGAATGAGCTTCATGCCGTGGACGTCGCGCATCGAGGCGGCGATGAGCCGAGTGCTGCCCCGCAGCGTCATGGCCCGCTTCGACTTCTCGCCGATCCTGCGCACCACCCTCCAAGATCGCTACGCGGCCTACGCCGTCGGCATCGAGGGTGGCTGGCTGACGGTCGACGAAGTGCGCATCTTGGAGAACATGGGGCCGATCGGCTCCTCCCCGACCGAGGGTGCTGGTTTCCAGCGCGGCGGCCGGGTGGCGACGATGCGTAACGAGGTCAACACCGCGCTGCCCACGCCAACAACAACGGAGGTACTGGTATGACCGACATCGCAACACCGCTGCCGCCCTTCGAGGACGTGATTCGTTCGCTCGAAGTGGCCGACCTCGACATCCAGCGCACCGTGCAAGGTCGCACGGTCATCGCTCGGGCGCTCACCTACGGGATGCCCTACCGCGTCACCGACGACGGCCGGAAGTTCTACAACGAGCGGTGGCGCTCCGGCGTGTTCGACAAGTCGATCACGCAGCGGTCGGCACCGATGTCGGCAGAACGCGTCCTGGCCGACCGCCGCGGCATCCCGCTGCAAGTCCTGCACGACGGCAGCCGCCTGCCGGTGGGGGCGATGATCGGTGTCGAGCCGGATCGCAGCGCCTTCATCTTCCGGGCGAAGGTCTACAACAGCGACGAAGGCGACCTGGCTCTCGAAATGATCGAGGACGGCGTGCTGACCGGCGTGAGCGTCGGTGCCCGCATCCTCAATCAGCAGCGCGTGCACGACGGCGTCGAACGCATCGAGGCCAAGCTGAACGAGATCAGTCTGGCCCCGGCGTACCTCAGCCAGATGTCCGACGGGTTGGTGTTGGCTGTGCGGGCACTCATCACCGACCCCGAGGCCATCGTCGAGCCACAGGGGCCTGTAGCCACCCCTGCGCTCGACGATGCGCGCAACTTCCTCACCAACCTCACCAAGCCCTGAAAGGACAGATCATGGAATCAGAGATCGAAGCAGCAGCAGCGTGGCCCGGCCCGCGCAACGAGGACGAGTGGATGGACGGCAACGCCAGCGTCACGCCGATCGTCGAGGCCAACGCCGCTCGACGCGACCCCGAGGTCGTGCCGGTCGACCCCGAGCCAGACCCCGAGCCGGAGGCCGAGCCGGACGGCGGGACGCCCGAGCCGGAGCCTGACCCCGCATGAGCGACGAGCCGCTGGACATCCCAACCTCGATGGAGGACGACGATGAGGTCGGCGACGACACCGTCGAGATCGAAGTCGAAGCACCCGAGGACGACGCTGAATGAACGGCGGGTTCCTCACCGATCTCGCCGACGTCGCCCGCTCAACCGGGTTCACTGTCGTCGAGTGGGCCGGTTGGCGCACTCGCACGCGGTCGAGTTCGCCGGGCGGCTTCCTGTCCGGCAGGCCGTCGCATCTGATGGCGCATCACACGGCCAGCAACCCCGGCAGCGACGGTGAGGGCGACGCGACGTTCATCTGGAACAACGCCAGCACTCGCCCGATCTACAACGTCTACATCGGCCGCGACGCTCGTATCTTCGTCGGTGCCGCTGGCCCGTCGAACAACGCCGGGAACGGCTCGTGCTCGGGCCGCGACGGCAGCGCAGCATGGGACGGCGGCGTTCCCGACAACGCGATGAACACGCACTCGATCGGTGTCGCCCTGGCGAACCAGGGAACCGGCGAGCCGTACCCTGCTCGACAGACCGACGCGCTCGTCGCGTTCTGTCGGGCAGCGACACGCGCCTACGGCATCCCGCTCGACTTCGTGCGCGGCCACCGCGAGTGGACGCTGCGCAAGGTCGACATGTTCGGGCCGTCGCCGTGGGGCGCGGGCCATTGGGACATGAACGCGTTTCGGCGAACCGTCGGAGCAGCAACACCCCCACCGCCGCCACCGGGCGGCATCACCACGGAGGATGAAATGCAGTACGTCACCAACGACGGCACCGGAGCCATCTGGATCGGCAACGGGATCACTCGTCGCCATGTCCCCAACGAGGCGCAGTTTGGTGCCCTGCGGTGGGGTGCCGCTGTGAGCGGTCGCCCTCTGCGCGACTGGCGCACCGGGGCCTCCAACCCCGAACTCGGGGCGATCACCGTCAGCAACGCTGACGAGCTGGCCGCTCTCGGTCAGCCGATCTAACGCACGATCCTTGCCGCGTGGCGGTGGGCGGCCTACAGTTGCGCCTGACAACTGAACGGCCACCGCCGCCACATCGGTCGAGCACCGGGTAATCCCCGCCGCTCCCGTCGTTGAGCACCGGACGCAGACGCCACGCAGTGTCGTCATTCCCGAACCTCTCAACACAGGAGAAACCGCCATGACCACGAGCAAGCTGCTCGCCAACATGCGGCATCAGTGGGATCAGCTCGCCGCTCAGGCGACCGCGATCGCTGACACCGCTGCCGCACAGAACCGCGACATGAACGATGTCGAGCGCGCCAACTTCGGCGCAGTCCAGGCGCAGATCGACGATCTCCGCCCCCGCATCGAGCAGATGGTGTCCGTCGAGCGTTCGTTCGACTCGACCGCCGAGCTGTTCGCCTCCGTGACGAGCAGCGGCCGCCAGGAGCTGAACCGCACCGAGGCCCCGATGCACTTGGCGCAGTACCGCTCGGCAGGCGAGTACCTGTACGACGTGTTCCGCGCCTTCGGCAACAACCGCGACCACGAGGCATACCAGCGGGTGCTGCGCACCAGCATCAACGGTGCCACCGTCGCCGACCTCACTGGTGACGACATCGTCGGCATCGTGCCCGAGCCGATCGTCGGCCCGATTTGGTCGAACGTCGATGCCCGGCGTCCGCTCGTCGGCACCTTCGTGGCCCGCAACATCGTTGCTCCGCTGATGTTCCGCCCGAAGGTCGCTCAGCACGGCCAGGTCGGCCCGCAGGGCACGGCAGGTCGCCTCGGCTCCCGCAACAACAGCGGCGCGACCGTCGACGAGAAGAAGGCGTTTGTCTCTCGCGAGATGCGCCTCGCACGCGTCGACATCGAGCCGACCGCGCTCGGCGGCGTCGTCGACCTGTCGCTGTGGGCCGAGATGTTCAGCCCCGGCCTCCTCGACATCGTCGTCAGCGACCTGGCCGACCAGTACGCCATCGAGACGGAGGCGTTCGCCGCCGCCGAGCTGTTGCGCGCTGGCCTCGTCGGTGCCCTGCCCGCCCTCACGACCCTCGACGCAGCGACCTACAACCAGGCGCTGTTCGATGCGGCCGCGAAGGTCTACGGCGACACCGGCCGTCTCCCCACACACGTCGCCATGAGCGTCGACGTGTGGGCCAAGACGGGTGGCCTCGTCGACGGCAACCAGCGTCCGCTGTTCCCGGCGATCGCCCCGCAGAACGCCGGTGGCACCGCAGCCGCCGACTCGTTCAGCGGTGGCCGCAGTGGACTGGTGCAGGTGGTCAGCCCCGGCCTGCCGACCGGCTCGCTCATCGTGTACGCCGCTGGCGGCATGGAAGCGTTCGAGCGTCGCCTCGGCGTGCTGCAAGCCATCGAGCCGGAGCGCGCCGGTCGCGTGGTCAGCTACAGCGGCCTGTTCACGTCGATCGCGATGGACAACGGCGTCGCCTGCTCGATCCCGCTCCCGGCCTGAGCCGATGAGCGCGGTCAACGATCCCCGGCCCACGTCTGATGACGTGCGCGACTACTTGGGCGCGCAGCCCGGTGGCGCGATCAACATGGACGAAGTCGATCGCTCTCTGTCATCCGCTCGCGAGCGGATTCTGGAACGGTGCGTCGACTTCCCCGACCTGATGCCGGAGAACGTCGTCCGAGCGATCACCATGCAAGCCGCACGCCTGTACCGCAGGCGTTTCTCGGTGGGCGGCTACGAGGGGTTCGGGGACGTGGGCATCGCTCGCGTCCCCACCCTCGACGCCGACATCGAGGACTTGCTGAACAACTACTTCCTGTACGGGTTCGCGTGAACATCGAATCCGTGCAGGAAGAACTGCGCACTCGTCTACTCACCGTGGTCGACGATGTGTACGTCACACCACCAGCATCGCCAGTGTTCCCCTGCGCAATCATCAGCTTCCCCGAGGTCGAGTCGTTCCACAACGACGCAGCGCACACGCTGACTCGAATCACCTTGGAGATCGAGATGAACGCGGGGCGGGGCGACACCGACGATGCGTTCCGTCGGCTGACTCAGTGGGTCAGCACCGACACTCCGGCGTCGGTTCTTCGGGCGCTCGAAGCCAGGCCGAAGCCTGCTGCCGTCTGGCAGCGGTTGACGGTGCGGAGCACGAGCGGCAGTACCGTCACAGCCGAATCAGTCCAGACAACCTTCATCATCGAAATCGACGCCTAAGGAGTCACCATGCCGTCCACCGTCATCACCATCGACCAAGCCGAGGTTCGTTTCGGCCCGAAGGCCGATCCACTCGTCGCCGTCGACTTCTCGTGCCAGGTCACCCGCGCCGAGATCACGTCGACGTCCAACACCACCACCACGAGCATCCCGGCCACGTTCTGCTCGCCCGCCAGCGAACGGTCGGTGCCCGTCGCCTCGACGTTCCAGCTCAACTTGGAGTTCTTGCAGGACTGGACGGACGCTGCCGGTCTGTCGGCCTACCTGTTCCAGAACGACGCCACCGAGGTCGGCTTCGAGATGTACCTCGAAGGTGCCACCGACCCCTCGGCAACCGGCGTCGTCATCGCTCAGGCGGGCGGCTTCGGCGGCGTGCCCGGCCAGCCTCTCGTGTCGAGCGTTGTGCTCAACATCCAGGGCTACCCGACGATCCTCAACTCGGCCGGAGCGTCGATCCGCCCGGTGACGCCGCCGCCCGTCGTCGTCGACGCCCCCATCCCCGCCGACTACTGACCGAAACCCGGCGCTCGCCTTCATGGGAGGGGCGAGCGCCGGGTTTCGTCGTCCTCCCGAACGGAGGCATGACTCGTGACCATCACGCATGGATTCGGGACGTTCGCCTCGCGGTTGGTGAAGTACGAGAAAGAGATGACCGCTTCGCAGGTGGCAGCCTTTCAGCGCAGCGTCATCCGCATCGACACCGCCCACGAGCGAGCAAAGCGCGAGCTGACGCCAAGCGGTCGCATCTCTCGCCTCGGTGACGCTGCCGGGCCAGGACGCCGCAAGGGTGGCACGTTGGTCGTGCGGAAGATCACGAGAGGGCCGACGTTCGTGCAGTGGCAGCCCAATGGCGCATGGGCGATCCTCGACTCAGGGGCGATGAACGTCACCCGCACGAAGGGTCACATGATCGACCCCGATCCCCGCAAGAATCGCCGCCCGCTGCCCCCGGCGACCAAGTATCAGCCGTCACTGCTGATGCGCAGCGTTGGGGATGCGCCGATGGGTCGCGAGGGCTTTCGTCGACCAACCGTGTTTCACCCCGGTTCTACGCGCAAGGATGCGTGGCGGCGACACGTCCAGGGCGCGTACCCGCGTATCGTCGACGAGCAGCGACAGGTGTTCTTCCGGTCGCTGAAACGAAGCTGAGAAAGGCTGAGACACATGGCATGGAAGATCACCTATGGCGGGCACACACTCACGCAGGACGCCATCACCGCAGGGCACATCGTCGCGGTGACCGCCCTCGTCGGGCGCGACAGTTGGGACTGCGTCGACCCGGCGTCGTCGCCGCAAGTTCTCGCCGCTTGGTGCGCCGTCGTCGTCGCCGCTGGGAGCGGTGAGTCGGTCGACGCGTGCGCGCTGTTCGTCTACAGCCGCCCGCTGGGCGAGATTCTGGCTGCCGTGACGGAATCGGCCGACGACGTCGCCAGCGACGCTCCTGCGGGCGCACAGCACCCCCTCGTCGACGCCATGATGGGAGACTGATCGGCGATGCAGTCCGTCAACAACCTCACGACGCAACTGAGCGTCCAGGGCGCTCAGCAGACCACGCAACAACTGAATCAGGTTGCGAGTGCGTTCGCGAATGTTGGCAAGGCTGCCGATCAAGCCTCGAAGAACACCAACTTCACCACGGCCATCCTCGGCACCGCCAGCGCCGCTGGGGCGATCCGCGTCATCGACAAGCTGTCGAGCAGCTACGCCAACCTCGTCAACGCCAGAGCAACCGCCGAGGCGGTGTTCGACGGCAGCGGGTTCGAGGTCATCGAGGAAGCGGCCGAAGATGCCGCCCGAGCGTTCGGCCTGTCGAACCAGCAGTTCATCGAGGGAGCGACACTGATCGCCGGACTCGGCAAGTCGTCAGGCCTGGCGGGGACGCAGTTGGCCGAGTTCTCGGTTGGCATCACGAGGCTCGCCACCGACCTCGGAGCCGCGTTCAATACGAGCACGCTCGACGCCATCAAGGCCATCCAGTCAGGTTTCTCGGGCAGCTCGATCGAGCCGCTGCGTCGCTACAACATCGTCATCAACGACACGGCGCTCAAGCAGGAGTACCTGGCGCTGACCGGCGAGAAGGTGACGACGGTGCTGAGCAACCAGCAGCGCCAGCTCGCGTTCGTGTCGCTGCTGACGAAGCAGAGCGCCGACTACACCGGCCAGTGGGAGCGAGAGCAGGGCAGCCTGCTCGCCACGCAGCAAATCTTCAACGCGGAGTTGGAGGATTTCACCGCCGCTCTCGGCTCCGGCGTGACCCCCGCGTTGACCACGGCGACCGCCGCGGCGACTGACGCGCTGCAAGTGTTCGGGCGGTTGCCTGAGTGGCTGCAACGGGCGAGCGGAGCGGCAGCCGGAGGCACGGCGGCGTGGCTCGGGATGCGTGGCGCTCTGCAAGCCGTCGAGTACGCCGCTGATCGTTCTGGCGGCAAGTTCCAGGCTCTCACTACGAGAGCAATGCCTGCACTGACGGCCGGGGCCAACGCTCTTGGCATCGCCATCGCCGGGTACTCGATCTTGGCCGCTGCGTCGGCGCAGGAGACAGAGCGGCTTGGTGAAGCGTTGGAGGACTTGGGCGCGTCGGCGTCGGTCGGCGCGGCCAGCAAGGCCCTCGCTGATTTCAGCAAGGACGGGCGCAGCAATCTCGCCAAGCTGAGCGACCTGGCGCAGACGGCGATCCCCGGTCTGTGGGGCGCTCTCATGGACAACGACGAGATGTTCCAGAGCAACCGCAGACGCGTGCTCGGGATCAAAGACTTGACCGAGGCGTTGGAGGATGCGGGCGACCCGGCCGTGACCGCTGGCGTGCTCCGGCTGGCCGAAGCAAACGCCGGGTATGCGTCGAGCCTCGACAACATCGTCAACGCACCGAGCGCCGACGAACTGCGTGCGCTGTACGACGAGCAGATCGCTTCGGCCGCCGCTGCTGCCAACGCTCAGAGCGACGTCAATGCCGCCCTCGAAGCAGCACAGTGGGGGCTGGGCACCACCGCTGACAAGGTCGAGATCGCTGCTGGTTCCTACGAGGACTTGGCCGACGCCATCGAGGAGGTCGGCGACCGGGCCGAGGATGCGCGAGAGCGCGTCGACGACTTGATCGACGCCGCGTTCGAGTCGGTGAACCGTCGCTTCGATTCGGCCATCGCCTTGCAGTCGGCGATCGAAGGCTTGGAGAAGTTCGCCGAGTTGAGCGCCAGTGGCGAGTCGACGGCGCTCGATCTACTCAACGAGCAGAAGGACATCCAGGAGTCGATCAGTGACATCGTCGCCGGGCGCGTCGCTGACGCCGAGGCGCTGTACGGCAAGCTCGGCGCTGGTGCTGAGATCGACCTGACACGGCAAATCTTCGACGACCTGCGCACCGAACTCGGGCCGGAGGCGGCCAGCTTCATCGACGCCATCGAAGCTGAGTTCGAGAAGAGCGTGCCGAAGATGCGGGTCGACGTCGGCATCGCTGACGCCGACCTCGGGACGCAAGTGCGGGCGCTCATCGACCAGCAGTCAGCGCAGGGCCGCGAGCAGATCATCGTCGACGTGCTCACCGAGTACGCCGGGCTGGACGGCGATCAGATCGCCGACGTGCTCTCCCGCATCCCGGCCGACAAGCGCAAGTTGGTGCTGACCACGGCTCTCGACACCGCCGAGGCGGCAGGCAAGCTGGATGACGATGAGTTCGTCGCCAGCTTGATCGTCGATGCCTCTTTCGACGAGGCATACGAATCGCTCGACGAGTTCACCAACGACCCGCTCGTCAACGACATCAACGCGATCATCAAAGCGAACCTGACCTCCGCCGAAGCGGACATGCGCCAGTTCCGCAAGGACAACGGCACGCTCGACGTGAAGGTGCGCCTCGTCGGCTCGCAGGGCGACACGTTCGGTGGTGGCGGCGTCAGTCCTGGCCCGCGCTCGGAAGGGGTCGAACGGCTGGCTGAACCGGCAGCGGCGTCGACAGGGTTCTCGTCGCCGGTCATGGTCGTCGCTCGTCGGCCGGTGGCGGCAGGCAACACCTACGTCACGATCAACCCGCCGCCCGGCATGAAGGCCGACGAGGTCATCGCCTCGATCGACAAGTGGCGGCGACGCAACGGGGGCACGACAGGGCCGTGGCGATGACCGACATCATCGCTGGCCCTGTCGTCACGCTCGAAGCCCTCTACGGCTCTCCGGCGCAGTGGTTCGATATGACGTGCGACGTGCGCGGGCTGACGTTCCAGCGCGGTCGCTCGACGGGCGGGCCTCAGTCGTGGATGAGCCGTGTGCCCGCTGGCGAGATGGTGCTCCGCCTCGACAACTCGTCGGGCCGCTACTCGCGATTCTCCGGCGACGGCGACCTCGTGCTCGGCGAGAACACGACGATCCGTCTGCGCTGCGAATGGGAAGGCGTCCACTACGGCCTGTTCGTCGGCTACGTCGAGGGCTGGCAGGAGCGGTGGACGGAGGCCACCGACGATGTCGACCTCGTCGTTGTTGATCCGATCGGCGTGCTGGCCGAACAGGGCGGTGAGTTGGAGTGGGTTCCCGGCCGCCACCTACAGAGCGTGCGTGCCCGCATCGAACAGCTACTCGGTCGCGCTGGGATTCGCGGCGAGATGTTCTACTCGCACCAGGGTGACATCCAGTGCGTCTCGCCGTTGCTGAACTCGACGTCCGTGCTCGACGAAGTTCATCAGACGACGATGTCGGACAACGGCGTGTTCTTCCACGAACCGGCACCGATCGTCGACCCTGCCGCCGTCGATATTGCCGCCCTGTCGCAGTGGGTGTACCTCGACCGTCGCCGGTTCGCCGAGACGAAGCTCGCTTACGGCGCTCTCGTGCCGACGGTGCCGGTGCCGACGAACCAGCTCGACTGGCGCAGCGTCGCTGGCCCGATGGATCGCACGATGACGACGGCCGAGCGTCGGGCGCAAGGCGACGCGCCGTTGTTCACCGACGCTTGCCTGCAAGAAGGTTCGACAGGGCAGGGCTACCGCGACATCGAGTGGTCGTACATCGCCTACGAGCGGCCGTCGCTCGTCGTTGTCTCCAACGTCGCGCCACCCATCGAGCGCGACTCGAACGGTGTCGAGCTGCCGCCGCCGTGGGCGCAGGCGTCGGCGCAGGTGCCGGTGACGTCGACTCGCCACCGCATCGTCAGCTTCACCGGCCTGCGTCACGCGACGCCGGAACAGGCGGTGTCGCTCGGCGGCTCGATCGCCGTCCAACTCGGTCAGCCGAAGCTCGAAGTGTCGAGGCTGCGTCTGTGGCCTCACCGCGACGCCGGGCAGTTCGGCGAAGTGCTCAACCTGCGCTTGCAGGATCACATCATCACCGCCCGCAATCTCGTGCATGGCGACCGGGCGATCCAGATTCTCATTGACTCGCTCGTCGAGGGCATTGACGTCTCGATGACGCCGCGCCCCGAGTGGGCTGACGGTAATCACGTCGCCGAGTGGGACATCTCGCTGATCCTCTCGCCGGTCATCGCCGACATCGACGACGTCGTGCCACCGCCGCCCGTCGACCCTGAGCCACCCGTCGACCCGCCCGTCGTGATGGTGCTCGCCGAGTTCGGTGCGAGCATCGGCGGCGGCCTGCCAGCAACCGGCATCGCCTTCGGCGACCAACTGCGCACGTCGTACTCGACGACCGGCGACGTCGCCGAGCCGTTCTACGTCGAAGCACAGAACGTACTGACCGGCGTGTCGCGGAGGCTCGACTACCGAGGCCGCGACGGCACCGCGGCTCTGGCGGGAGCGACCGGCATCGCCGACCGCTGGGACGGCAGCGCACTCGTCGGTGGCGTCTCGTATCTCGTGCGCGTCGTCAGCGCCAACGACCCCGAGCAGCGCACCAACTGGACACAGATCAACTGGCCGCTCCCGGCCCCGGTGAAGCCCGCACTCGTCGACCAGGCGGTGTGGGAAACAGCGGTCTACAAGCTGGGCGTGACGTTCACGACCACCGCCGTCGAGTGGCCGGTCGTGACCGGCATCCGCTATCAGATCGGCGTCAAGAACAATCACAACGACGGCGACCTCAACTACGCCGCTCAGCCGGTGCAGGCGTCGAACATCGCCATCCTGCAACTGCTCAACGGCCAGCCCTACTCAATCGCCTTGCGCTACGTCTCGGGCGGAACCACGTCGGCATGGTCGGCACCACTGAAGGTGCAGATGGGCAACCCGCCAGTCGTCAACGAAGGCCCGTTGGAGATTCTCGCCAACGTGCCGTGGGGGACGCGCCGCGGTCGCAATGAGCAGTTCTCTGCCAACGTGCCGCTCATCATGCCGCCCGCCAACGGGGAGGGCGACGGCCAGTGGTCGTGGACGAGCAAGACCTTCGCCATCGAGCACGCAGGAGAGCCTGACGGGTTCGTCGGCTCGCTCGTCACCGAGATGCGCGTCGCTGTTGGCAACATGAACGTCGACGGCGGGTGGCAGGGGCCATTCCTCAACATCCCCGGCTTCGGCATCTACGTCTCCTACATCATTCACGGACTCGCCTGGGGCGGGTTCCAGGAGGCGATGATCCCGAGCACGATCCCCAACCCTTCGTGGTCGGGCGAGAACACCGCTCGGGGCTACTGGAACGCGCCGATCCGACTCGGCATCAGCGGCTACAACGAAACGACGAAGGACGGCCGCGTCGGCTTGCTGGCATGGGGTGGCGCGTACGCGTGGCGCGACGAGTTCACTGACTATGTCGACTGGTCGTCGGGCTACTGCGTGATGTACGGCGGCATCGAAGTGTGGGGCCGGAAATACACCGCCACGGCGCGGCAGAGGAACAGGGTGGTCTGATGGGTCAGCGTTTCGAGCCGAGCGGCGAGAACTTCGAGTTCGTGCAAGGGCGGTCGTCGTTGCCGCGCAACCCTGGCGTGTTCACGACGCCGCCGCTCGACCCGGTGGCGGGCGACATCCTCGTCGATCAGAACGGCGAGTCGACGACGCTCTACGTCAGCGTCAATCAAGAGACTCAGCCCTACGCCCGAACCGGCGAGTTCCGCCCGCAGACGTGGGTGCCCGTTCAGGCGTCGGTCGGCTCCGACCCGGTGGCCTCCTACGGAGTGCGGCTGTGGGAGGAGGACGTCGCCTACGAGTATTCCGACGTCGTGCTCGTGTCGGACGGTAACGGTGGCTTCCTCATGTGGCTGGCACTCGCTGGTCATCTCGACACAGAGCCTGCGCCTCAGCCGGGGGCCAGCAACGGGTGGGCGCTCGTCGGTTCGGCCGCTGGCGCGGGCGGCAGCCCCGTCACCGAGGCACCAGAGGAGCCGCCGACGTTGCAAGCCGGGTTCTTCTGGTGGGACACCGATGCCGAGAACACGCCAACGCCAGGAGGCGGAGCGTCGACGGTCGAGTACCTGTACGGCGGCGACGTCACCGGCGTCGATCCCGGCGCTGGCAACATCCGCATCTCAGGCACCGGCAATCAGACGCGAGTGCTTGCCATCTCCGAGATCGACGCCGACGGACAGACCCGCAACTACGGCGTGCTGAAAGCTGGCGACACCGTCGTCATCACTGACGACCCCGACGCTCCGCCGATCTCGGGCTTCGTTCGCTACCTGCTGATCGCCGACCCGGTCGACGAGGGGGCCTGGTGGTCGGCGCAGGCGCTGCGCACCGACACGACAGGGTCGACCGCCCCGCCGCCGATTGGGACGCGGCTGCGAGTCACGGCCCACCTCACCGACGGCGGGGGAGGCGGGAGCGCCAGCGAGCCAGTCGATGCCGTCGTTGCGCAGTCGTGGCGGAGCAGCAACGACTGGCCGGTGCCAGCGGTGGCGACGACGATCCCATTCGAGCAAGTGCTGAACACCGACGCAACGGTCGTCGAGGCGGCGGCGACCGGCTTGTTCACGATCCGCCAGGCGGGCACCTACCTCGTCAACGT